TTGCCGGCATCGGCCGCGGCCGGCGCCTCGGCGGCGGGCGGCGGCGGCAGGGGCATGTTGCTGCCCTGAGCGTTGAGATAGGCGATCAGGTTCGCGCGTTCCTGCGCGTCCGACTCCGCCTCGATCCGGGTCGTGAGGGAGGCGGCGTGCGTGCCATAGGCGGCGATCGAGCTCGGGTCATCGGCAGTGACCTCCGGCTGATCGCCTCCGCCGACCGCGATCCCATACCGCACGCTCACGTCGTTCGCGAGTCCCTCGAGTCCCTGTGACCATGTGAGCGACAGCGGGAGGTCACACGCGACGAGCTCGAGCGCGATCGCCGCGGCGCGGCGGTGAAATGCATCCGCATACAGCACGGCGCCATCGGTCGCCTGCCACACCATCCCGCCGCCGTCATACGCGGCATCGCCGGCGACCACGAGCGCCGGCTGCGCATCCACGTCCCGCGCGAGGACAGTGAGGTATCCGGGATCGGATCGGATCGGGTCAGTGCTGACGCCGGCCGCGCCGATCGCGCGGTTGACCCGCGTGCCGTCGAGCTCGGCAGGGTACGGCGCCGCGCCGATCACGCGACGACCCATATCGGCCAGCTCGCCGACCGCGATCAGGGTGCCGGTCGGCACGTCGACGTCATCCCATCCGATCAGGACGTCAGTGATGCGGCCGGCGAATCGCTCATATCCGGGTCCCGTTTCCCATGGCACCGAGGCGAGCACCGTCAGCCGCGCGCCGATGACCGCGGACGCCGGCAGCTCGCCGACCAGCTCGAGGGTCGCGGCGTCCGCCTCCGGCTGCGAGGTCGCGTCATCGCGTCCGTGCCGGATGACCGCGTGCAGGACGTTGCACTCGACGGCGACTCCCTCGATCAGCACGACGGCGCTCGGCAGGCTCATCGACTCGAGCCGGTCGCGAGCGCCGGGTGCCGTCCGACCCGGATCGCGTGCTGATTCAGGACGCGAGCGACCGATCGCGCGACTCCCTCCGGGTCGATCGCGCCGGTGATGTTGATCACGACTCCGCCGCCGGCCGCCTGGCCGCCGCTGCGGCCGCTGCGAGCTGCCGTCGAGGTCGCCGCCTGGCCGCCGAGGAACGGGATCGACGGCAGGCTGATATTCGAGAACGGGTTGACCGATTCGAGGAAATTGCCGATCGAGCTGATTGCCGAGCTGATCCACCGCACGAGCTTGATCAGCCATCCGACGACCATCGACAGGACGCCGACCACGATCCGCAGCGCGCCGGCTAGCAGTTTCACGAGCGGGATCAGCAGCGGCAGCAGCGCCGTCACGAGCTCGCCGAGCACCTTGAGCACTGGCATCAGTGCCGGCAGGACCTCCGCCATGACTGGCAGGAATGCGCCGCCGATCGTTTCACCGATTTCGGCGAACGCATCCGCACCTTTGGCACCCATGCCGGCGGCCGATTCCGCGTATATGTCCGCTTGGCCGGCGGCCGCTTTCGAGGCGGCCGCGATCGTGTCGGATGCGGTTGCACCTTTCGCGAGTCCCGGTACGAGCTTGCGCAGCGCGCCGTCCTGTCCGGCGTGCGCTTTCGCGACCGCATCGGCCGCGGTCGCGAGGTCAACGCCGGCGAATCGAGCAATGTCCTGCGCCTGCGTCAGCAGTCCGGTCGCCTCGCCTACATCGCCGGTCGCGACGACGAGCGACTCGAGTCCGGCGCGCGTTTCGCTGTCGGTGAATGCGCGTTCCTGTCCGGCCGCGATCGCGGCGTTGACCTGTGCGGTGCTCTCGGCGGTCGCGGCGCCGGCGGCGCGAATGGTCGCCTCGAGCTTAGCCTGCTCGGTCGCGTCCGCCGATGCGGCGGAGGTCAGCGCGCCGATCGCGACAGCGGCGGCGCCGACTCCGGTCGCAACCGCGCCGATCGCGAGCGCCGATTTCCCGATCCCGCCGCTGAATCCGCCGACCGCGGATTTCGAGGAATCGAGTGCGCTGTCGAGCTTGCGCGTGTCGCCGCGAATCTCAACCGTCAGTCCGAGCACCATCAGGTCGCCGACTTCCTCGAGGCGCCGGCCGCGGCGCCGTATGCCTCCGCCTGCGCCAGCGTCAGCTCACCGGCCGCGGCCGGCGTGAGTCCGGTTGCGATCGCGGCGTTGACTGCCGCCTCCGCCTCAGCGTCCGCCATCGGGTCCGCGGCGTCGAGGTCGAAGATCAACCGCCACGTTTGCGCCTGCTGCCACGTCAGCGCCGGATCGCGCCGGCGCTCGAGCTGCAGCGCCAGTGCATACGCGAGCTCGGTGCCGCGCAGCAGCTCGGCCGGGTCAGCGCCGGCCGGATCGCCGAGCTGACGGATCAAGCGCTGCGCGTCAGTGCTGCGCACGTCAGCGATGACGCAGCCTCGCGCGAGCTCGAGGATGGTCAGCGACCGGATGCCGGCCAGCGTCAGTACGACCTCGCGCGGCTCAGTCGGTCCTGAATCCACGGCGCTTTCCTCGATCGGTCAGGGATCGCTCGTATTCGGCGAGGATCGCATCGGACTGCTCGGCGATCGTGTCAGCGACCATGTGTGCGCCTGGCAGTCCGTGCGCGCCGTACTCGACAGGTCCGGCATACGGAACGCCCGACACGATTCCGCCGGCGATTTTCGAGGCGGTCGCCGACCAGCTCGCCGCCAGTGCGCCAGTGCGCCGCGGCGAGCGCCTCGAGGCGCCTGGCACGACGAGCTCGGCAGCTCGGCGATGCGTTTCGGACAGGTCCTCAACGTCGGACGCGAGCTGATCGAATGCGGTGCGGACCTCCGCATCGCCGCTGACGTTGACCGAGCCGGCCATCCTCAGCCGGTCGCCGCGGCGAGCTCATGCTCGCGGTCGTGCGCGTCCTGCGCCTCGAGCTCGTCCTCGCTGCTCGTGTCGGCGCCGGCGCCGTACCGGGTGCCGGCCGGGAATGCCGCCGCGATCAGCTCCGGTTTGCTCGTGCACGGCAACGTCACATCGAGCTCGGCATAGGCGTCCGCCTCGCCGCCGTAGGTCGGACCGACGAGCCGGACCTCGCCCATCATCCCAGGCGCCGTGTCGGACGGCGCATCGGCGCCGGCCACGTCCGACCCGTGCGCCTGATACCGGAATTCGGCCGCCTCGCCCTCATGTTCCCACAGGACGCGCGCCAGTCCGGAGGCGGACCAGTCCTGCGCGGCGGTGATGTGTAGCGCGTACGAGCTCCGTCCCGGCTGACTGAATGATCCGTCCGCGCACAGCGTTTGGTACGTCACCACATCACCCGGCTCGACGGCGACCTCGACGGTATGCACGTCGCAATTGACCTCGAGCGCCGGCTCGGCGCCGATCGTGAGCGTCAGCGACACGTCACGCATAAAGAGAGGATTGCCGGCCATCAGGTCATGCCTCCGTGTGCATCAGGACTAGTCCAACGGACGCAGGGTGCGCCACGTTGCCGAGAGTGATATCGCGCGGTGCACCCCATGACGGCAGCGATGCGCCGCGCAGGGATAGCAGTGCCGCGTCGAGGTCGTCGACGAGCTGCGCGAGCTCGTCATAGGCGGCGCCGGAATCGTTCGCGCCGGCGATCGCGGTCAGTTTCCATCGGACCTGTAGGCGGTTGCTCGGCGAGTCGCGGTCGATCCACGGCTCGCCCGGTTCGATCAGGACCACCGGCGCCGCGAATCGGCCGCCGGTCGCGGTGCGGATGCCTGATCCCTCGAGCACATCGGCGAGCTGCTCGCGAGCTGCGGCGAGCCGGCTCATGCGATCCCGATCGTTGCATAGCGCGCGATCAGCGGCTCGACGCCGGCGAGATAGTCGCGAGCGACACGGACGGCGGCACCCTCGAGGTCAACATATCCGGTGAGTCCGTATACCGCCTCGCGGCGCTTATATGCCTCCGCGCCGGCGATGGTCGCCGCGTACGTCAGCTCCGGGAATTGCGCCGGGTCCGCCGGCTCGATCACCGGCACGCCAGTCATGCGCCGGTCGATCCCGGCGTTGACCGCCGCGGCGCAGGCGGCCGCCCAGGCGGACGCATCGGCATCCGGCGCCGCAATTCCTACGGCGCTCAGGATGCCCTCAGCGCTGACCCAGGCGGCCATACGTCAGCTCGACTTGCTCTTGCTCGAGGCGCCGGCTGCCAGCGGCAGCACGATCCCGGTCGCCTTGACCAGTCCGGCCGGAATGAAAATCCCGGTGGCACCCATCGACCAGTACGCGCGATTCTGACCGAGCTTGGCAACGTCCTCAGCGGTCGCAACGAATGGTCCGTCCTCATGCCACTGCGCCGCGCGATCGTTGGTGAAAATGGCAGTGCCGGCGGTGAGGTACGGCGCCTCGATCACCGTCAGTCCCGACACGTTGACCTGTAGCGTGCTCGCCTGTGCGGTGCCTGTCAGGTTCGCCGTCCCGTACGAGCTCGGTGTGAGCACCGCGCCGAGCTGCGCGAACACATCGGAGGCGGCGAGGACGGCGGACGCCGGCGCGCCTGTCGCGCTGCGCACCTTTGCCGATCCCTCGAAGAACGTCGCGCGGGTCGCGGCATCGCTCGAAATGTCGCCGGTCATTGTGCCGGTCGCACCCGCCTCGAGGTCATCCTCATACTCGCGTTCGGTGGTCAACGCCCATCCGGCGAGCATGATCCGACCGTATGCCTCGAGGTATGACGGCGAGCTGCGGCGGATCAGTTGATACGAGATATCCGAGCCGCCTGCGAACGTTTCGATCGGTGCGTTCCCGTCGAGCAGGTTGACCACAACCGAGGTTATTTCCGTCTTTTCGGCGGACTGCTTGCCGACCAGTGCGCCGAGGTCGCCGGCGAAGTACGGCCAGTGCAGGCTCATCCCGGAGGCGCCGAGCGGTCCCGGACCGCCGGTTGCCTCGATCGCCGGCCGGCTCGCGTCGAGGATTCCCTTGACCTCGCTCACGAATGACGGACCGCTGACGCCGGGATTCGTCGCGAGCTTCTGATCGACCAGTGCGCGCGCCAGCAGGACCGCCGCATCGGGATCCCCGGACGCGTCCTTGAGGTACTCGCCGAATGCGGACCATCGCGCCATCAGGTGCGGCGCGCCGCGCCGGGTGCCGGCCGCCTCGAGTGCGGTCATGCGGCCGATCAGGTCGTTGCGCAGCTCATCGAGTGCGTCCGCCTGGCCGGGAGTGTCGGCGGCGATGCGCACGCCGTTGTCGGGAGTCGGATCGCTCGCGGGTGCGAGCTGCTCATCGGTCATCGGTTGTGCATCCTCACTGCGTACGGCTAGGACCTCAGCGCCGGCATATGCCGGTCGCTCGACAATGCCGACCCGCACGAGCTCCGCGCGGGTCCGGACAGTCACTCCGCCATCGGCGGCACGTTCGGAAATCGGTGCGAATACGACGGAGGCGCCGCGGTATACGCGATCACGCGCGAGCTCGAGCAGCTCGTCGCCGTCACGCGTGCGCGACACGAGGAATCGCGCGTACTGCCCATCCTCGCGGTCCTCGAGTCCGATCGAGCGACCGGCCAGGCGCACGCCGGGATCGGCGCCGTGCGGTCCGATCGCCTCGAGTGTCACGGACTCCGGATCGGTACCCTCGAATGCGCCGCGTGTGAACATTTCGCGGCCATCGGGCGTGTCGCCGACCACATTCCACGGCACGGCGCGGACCTCGATCACTCGCTCGGATGCCGAGCGCACGAGCAGCTCGGACTGATATGTCGCGGTGCGCAGTGTCACGAAATCGGTACCTCCGCGGCGGCCGGAGTCGGCGCCAGTGCGGCCGGGATATCCGGCGGCAGCTCGCGCTGCCATCCCTCCCAGCGGTCTATTTGCTCGGTCGTGAGGAATCCGGCGCGCAGTCCGGTTTCGTACGCGGTCCATCGCGCGGCAGTGTTGAGTCGCTCGATTTCGGCCGTGCTGAATCGCGCGGACTGCGTGCCTGGCAGCAGGTCGGATAGCGATTCCTCGATCGGCGCGAGGTACAACGGTTGCACCGTCACCCGGAGGAACGTCATCAGCGCCTCGGCGATGTTCTGATAGGTGAGCGACGAGCCGCCGACCTCCGCCAGCAGCAGCTCAGGCGGGAAGATGCCCAGTCCTCGAGCGACCTCGAGTGCGCCGTGCTTACGCGTTTCGAGCAATTGCGAGGCGGCCGGATCGGCACCCGGCTCGGTGAGGTCCCATCCTTTCGGCAGGACCGCCGGCGAATGGTCGCGGTGATTTTCGATCCATTTCGCTTTCACCGCGGCGGAGGCGGCGTCATCGAGGGTGCCGTCGAATTTCAGGACCACGGACGGCACCGCGCCGTTTTCGAACCATGCGCCGGCATACAGCTCGGCGGCGAGGATGCGATCGAGGCTCGATCCGATCAGCTCGAGCGGCGACCGGCCGAGCAGCTCGCCGGCGGCGCGGTTGATCGCAATGTGAATGATCCCGTTCCGGCCGGCGTTGTAGGTCGTGCCGTTGTAGTCGTAGCGCCTCGAGTACCTCGACTCGTCCGACCATTGCACGCCGACCTCATCGAATGGCACCACGATCGACACGTCCGGATATCCGGACGAATTGCGGCCGCTGACCGTCTGCCACAGGTACGCGTTCCCATGGTCGAACAGGCTGCCGACGAGCTGCGCGAGGTACTCGCCGCGCGTGATTTCCGGTTGCGGTCGGACGAGCACTCGAGGTTGAGATTTCGTCGGGATCGGATACCCGTTCGCCCAGGCGACCGGCTCGAGCATCGAGGCGAGCGACACGATCAGCTCACGAGCTCGAGCAACCGCCGGGATCGCCTGATAGTCCGCGGCGCCGAGCCGCTGCTCGATCGCATACGAAATCTGGCCGGTGAGGTCGGACTCGGACGGCGCGCCGAGAATCCATCGCCGCATTCCGTCCCACACGCCCGCCACGAGCGGAGTATGCACCGTATGACAAGCGTCATACGCGGGCCAGATGTTCTAGTGCGGTGTGATCAGAATATCGCCGGCTGCGGCGGCGCCGCCTCCGGCGCGGTCGCTGCCCATGCTGCCCAGGCGGCAGCTCGCAGCGCGTCGATCGGTCCGGCCGACTCGCGCACGCTGAAATACCATCCTCCGCCGGCGAGCGGCGCCGATGGTCGTGCGCGCCGCGCCTGCGCGCCGAGCAGCGGGTCGTCCGCGTGCATCAGGCGGCCGCCGATCAGCTCGGCGCGGAATGCCTCACTCGCGGCGCGGAGGTCCGCCGGCGCGAGGGACAGCGATGGTATGTCCGCCTCCGCCGCCCATGCCTCAACGTGCCGCGCCGCGGCGCCGGTGCGCGCGAACACGATCAGCGCCGGCGACCATGCTCGAGCTGCGGCGGCCAGTGCGTCGAGCAGCTCGGCCGGCGCGATGGTCGCGCCTGGCACCGCGGCGAGGTCGGCGGTGATCCCGACGAATGTCGGCGCATCGGCGCCGGCGACAGCGACCGCCACCGATGCGCGGATGCCGGACGGATCAGCCTCGACGGCGAGCACGATCCGGTCGCCTCGCTCGAGCGGCGGCGCGCCGGCGGCGCGCGACCACACGCCGGCCGGCAGCCATTCGTCCGCGGCATCGGACCACAGGTTGAGGCGTTCCTGTCGGAATGTGGCCGGCGTCAGTGCGGCGAGCTCGTCGCGAATCGAGGCGGCGTCGATCCGTCCCTCCGCCATGGCCGGCGATGCTTTCGCCCAGGCGCGCGGGTCATCGGGTGCGTCCGTTTCGTCCGCCGCGTACCACGTCATCCCGAATCCATCCGCCGGCTCGAGTCCGTCGAGGATGCGCCGACCGCGTTCCCATAGCCGGCGCAGCAGGATCGAGCGCTCGTCGCCGGCGGTGCTGATCTCGAATAGCAGCGGGTCCGGCCGCGCCGTCATCGTAGGCTTGAGTCCGGCATACGTGTCCTCATCGCGCTGCGTGCGGACCTCATCGAATATGCCGAGGTCGATCGAATAGCCGCGGATCGCATCGCGGGCGTCGCGACTCGCAACGTGGTACTCGCGCCGCCATCCGCCGACCGCCGAGCGGATGCCGAGGTACCGCGTCAGCGCCAGTCCGCCGGATCGCTCGTGTCCGAGCCGGCGCTGCAACGGCGCGAGGTCGCTCATCACGGCGGCATACGGAATCCGCGCCTGCGCTCGCGTGTGCGCTAACCCATACAGCAATTCCCAGGCGGGACCGATCGAGGTCGTCAACGCCCATCCGATCAGCGCGCGCACGATCGCCGTTTTGCCGTTCTGCCGAGCTGTCGAAATCAGGTACTCGCGATGCAGCAGGCGGCCGGCGCCGTTGACTGTCAGCGCGCGATCGAGCGCTCGCGACTGCCAGCGATCGAGCTCGAGTCCGAGCTCGCGCCGCGCGAACGCCGACACGAGCGGTCCCCATGTGCCGACCGATCCGGCCGGGATCGGTGTTTCCCATCGCGGCGCAGGGACCCGCCGGCGCCTCACTGCGAGGTTTCGGCGAATCCGGCCACGATCGGACCGCACAGGACGGCCGTAGAGGCGCCTGAAATCATCCGACCATGCCGGGATATGGTCGGATCACTCGATCCGTGCGCGATCGCGCCGCGTGAGGCGCGGCGCCGTTCCTCGAGTCGCGTCCGATGGCGCCGCGGACGGCGCCGGCGGTTGCGCATCGGTCCCGCTGCCGAGCTCGCGCGCCAGTTTCAGCGCGAGGTCCCACAGTTTCAGCCGGGAGGCGAGCGCCGGTTTCGCTTTCGCCGACTCCGGCCGCAGCTCGGTCAACGTTTCGCCGAGCTCGTCGCGCAGCGCTTGCCGGTACCGGGTCAGCAGCTCGAGCGTTTCGCCGGACGGCGCGCCGCGCCTGGCATGGCGCCGGCCGGCGTCCTGCGGCCGATCGGATGCCTCCGGCATCACCACACGTCCGAGCCGGCCGGCATCGCCCAGGCGAGCAGGACGAGCACGACCACGACGAGCAGCAGCGCCGCGGCGATCAGCACGTCCTGATCCTCATCGCTCACGAGTCCGGCGGCGCCGGATAGCGGCG